ATTGGCTGACCATTACTGTTTGTATTGACTCGAACAAATGCAGTATCAATTACTAATGGTCTTTGGTAATAAGAATTGATTGTTGTAGAAGATGCAGTTTGACTAATATTAACTGTATATGTGCCTGCTTCATTAATATTGCCACCAGCACCAGTACCAAAGCCTACGATAGTTGTGCCATTACTGATGCCTAAACCTGATAAGGTTTGGCCTAGAGCAATTGCACCACTCTGAATTGCAGTAATGGTTAAGGTTGTGCCAGAGATTGAGCCTGTAAAGACTGCACCAATCTGCCCACCTGGTCCAATTGTGTATTGCGTTTGCCCTGGTGTTACTGGAAAGATAATTTCAGTCTTATAGTAAATCATCATGGATTCATTAGACCATTGATCTAACATATCATTGAGCATATCAAAGGCATCTTGTGCATCTTCAGGAGCAGGAGTTTCTCCGGCAGCCAAAGCACCAATGTCCTTTAATGCTCTGCTGATAATGTCAATTGGCTGTGTCATATCTTTATCCTAAAAATATTAGGCTTCCAAGGAAGTCCTGTTTCTTTGTGTTCTAAAGCCTCAAACTGTCTTTCGATTCCACTCTTTACATGGCTTTGACCATCTCGTTCTGTTTCTTTTTCAAGCCAATCAATGCAGTTTAGCTCTGTTACATCTTCTAAAGGAATACCCATTTCTGGATCAGTAAAGAACATTGTTCCTTCAGAATCTATGCTCATTTTCCCATTAAATCCTGTGCAAAGATACTTTATGCCAGTAATTAACTCGCCTTTAGTATATAAATTTAAAATCTTCCAAGTATATGAAATCATGCCCACACCCTAATAGGATCTGTTAGATAAACAATATATGGCTTTAATGGTTCAATATCCTCATCATCCAATAACCGAATATTAACCCCATAGTTAGGTGGTGGATAAGGAATTGGCACATAATCCTCAGGTGTTGGAATTGGTGGTCGCTGATAGACTGTTCCAATAACCGAGATGTTCTGATAGTTTGGTGTCATGTATGATTCAGTTTTAACAACCTCTGTTGGGTTGCCATTTTCATCGAGTTCATATTCTGTTGGCACAATGGTATAAAGAATCGGTAAGGATTCGGCTTCGTCTGTAAAGGATAAGTAAATATCTTGCATAATTATGTCGTGAGTGCCTGAATTTGAGCGTTGGTTAATGCGGTTGGGTAATATGAAATCTTTTTAATGCGACCATTTAAATACAAACCAGAACTATCCCCTCCAATATTCATTTGTGATAACGATGAAGGTAATATTGCACTTGCAGTTACAACAGTTCCACCATTAACAACTGCTGCGTAACTATTTACCGCATAGCTACCCGCTTCTTTTGCTCCAGTAGCCCATGTCCCGCCCGATGGAGTTAAAGATACTACTTGAGATCCACTTGCAAAAACTCTAAAATACCCATTCCCCGCTTGAGATAATCTAATAAAGTTACTTGTTGAACCACTATTAATATCTATTGCAGTAGAATTTGAAGATGATGAACTAAATTCACTATATAAAGTGCCTTGACTTGCATTAAACCAACTAGAGAAATTCGTTCCTGTCATTTGTGCTACATCCGCAGCCCTTGTTACTTGTGCTGAAGTAGTGGCTATATACGAGGTAGGAAATGCGAGGGCTTCTAGTTGTGCTCCCCAAATGTAGATGCCTGAATAGCCATTACCTGTGTAAGAATCTACACCATTTGAAGCACCTGTCGCAGGCACAGAACCAATATAAACTCCTGGCTTAGCATTTCCTGAAGCACTAGCTGTTGCAGTTATTGAAAAACGCCACCATCCATTGCCTAAATTGGTAGAAGTTGTTACCAATGCACTTGAATTTTTTTGAACAGTTCCATCAATTAAAGAAAATTGAACTCCATTGCCTAACCATCCATTTCCAATATCACCTGACAAAGTTATATAATTTCTAGTCCACGCTTTTGCTTCTACCGACCATGTGTATTGTTGTCCTGATGTAATAGTTTGTGAGCCATAATTACCGCACCCATGACTATTGGTTACAGTTGTATCTTCTATTAATAATTGTGCAGTCTGTGTACCATCAGGTGCTATACCAGCAGTTTGTGTTATTGAACTTCTTATTTTAACCCAAGTTGAATCGCTAAATAGTTGTGAATAAGTCAGTAAATTCGTACTACTCTGCTCAATCAATAAACCTAAACTTTCCCCTGTTGTAGGATTAAAATCAAATCTAGGTGCGTTAATTGGTGCTGTTAGTAGTTGAGGGATGTAGTTCGTTATTGCTGTGGTAGTTGTAGCGTTGTAGGCAGTTACGGATGTGCGTTGTTCTAACTGAGCACCCCAAATGTAAATTGATTCTGTTCCAACAGCAGTCCAAGTGTAGTTTCCATAAGGTCCAATACTAGGAGTTCCTGTGTTAGATAATTGAATAAAACCGCCACCCCCAGTTGTTGATGAACCACCACTTTGAGTGACGGTAATACTTACTCTGTAAAATCCATTTGCTTGAGCAACAATAGAGGTTGCGTTAACAGTTGCAGAACTACCATTTTGAGTTGATGTTATTGTTCCACCAATTAAATCTACTACTACAGCACCCCATGAACCTACTCCTGAATTGCCATAAATTTTTAAATATGCATATTGATTGGTTAAATATTTTAAAGATGCACTAAAAGTATATGTAATAGCATTTGTTACAGGTGTATACTCACCAATGTAAGGATTAACTGCTACACCTGCTGGAGTTAAAAAAGTTGATGCTGTTGTTGTTCCGTCAGGTGCAGTTGTAGTGTTTCCTGTAATAGTTGAATTAGTTTGCCAAATCCCATTAGTAAATGTTTGCGAATAAGTAAGTAAATTTTGCTCTGCCAATACACTCGTTTTACCATCATAATATGGTGCAGTCGTTGACCTAGAAAAAGTAACACGAGGATCAAGTTGTTGACTGTTAGCAAAATCAAGTAAAATTGATGGTTTTATAGCGGGAAAGTTAGCAGTTATTGACATTGTTGTTGCTCCTTCAATCTAACAAAATAACGCTTTCTTGATTCACTCATTTTCTTTTTGCTTTCTTCAGTATATCTAAAACCTATTTTTGCTTCAGATATTTTTTTGCGTGTTTCAGGCGAATTAACTTTGCCTAAATGATTTAATCTTTGTTTTTCTTTTACTTCTGGTCTGTTTAACGCAATTTTTAAAGACGCACTTAATTTTGCTTTAGTTTCATCACTTGCTTTTCTTCCCTTGCCAGCTTCTGATATTTTTCTTTTTGTTTCATCTGTATGTTTTTTTCCAAAAGACGGATTGTCTGCACCTACATTTTTACCTTTACGATTTTCAGATATTTTTTTCTTTGTTTCTTCCGTATGTGATTTTCCGTAAAAAGGATGTAATTCACCTGTCATTTTTGCTACTCTTTTAGCAATTGTTTCAACCGATTGTTTTTTACCATAATTAGGATTATTTGCACCAATTCTTGTAGCAACATACTGCCCTATTTTTTCTTTGGATTCCTTTGTATGGCGATACCCACTAATCCCATCACCACCATTTGTTGCATTGGTTAATTTATATCCTAATTTTTTTAATTGATTAATTCTTTCCATTTCGCAAAGCAAAGATAATTCTTCATCAATATCTTTTGCAACATAATTTACAGTAAAGCCATTTGCTTTATTTACTACATTTTTCCAATACGCATTTCTTTTATATGGATGGTTTGCTCTATTGCCATGTCCTTTACCAACATAGAAAATCGCACCAGTATCTTTTCTGATGTGTTCATATACATAGAAATTAGTATTTATCGCCATAAAGACTTCCAATTATGAAATACGACTGCAATATAAACAATGATTAAAACAACTAATAAAAGAGGATATTCAAGCCCAATGTAATAGCCTAAAACGCCCAACAGAGCCGACTTGATTGCTAAAGCCACATCAACATTGACATATTTAAAGACAAATGCCATGACAGGATTTTGCTCATAGCCACCTTGTTTTAAGATAGTGCGAGTGGTATACCAATCAAGTAATTGGAGAATAAAAAAGGTTAGGGAGAGAATGTATATCATGCGATTCGATAAGTAACAAATGTGTTAGTAGCAGTTTTAACGGTCTGGAACTGTGCTGAGGTGTTGATTGCGACTGTGGCATTACCGACATAAGTATGCCCTGTTCCAGCAGTCATTGTGATTGCACCACTTGATGAGCCTGTATTGATGACAATCCACAAGAATGAGTTATTGACCACGCTAAGACCATTTAACACTCCAGCGTCTGTTAGTGTGCCTGTGGGTAAAGTTAAAGCCACCGCACTAGCAGAGGTTACTTGCACAATGTAAGTAAGCAATTGAGCAATTGTAAGCGTTGTTGTAGCAGTTAATGCAGTAATAGTTGGTTGAATCTGATAACCACTCGTGCCAACTAAGTTTGTAGTTGAGCCACCACCAATCTGAACTGCTTTAGCATCTTGATAGGCCATTGTGCCTAAGTATTGATTCAAAGGAATTTGATTCGCACCAGTTCCCACATCTTTTTGACTAACAATGTTGTAGCCATTTTCGATAAAAGATGTAACACTTAATGCACCTGTTGATGGATTAAATGTGTAGTTTGGATTGGTGTACTCAGTAGTTGCAGTACCTGTTTGAGCAGTAAAATAAGTAGGGTAGTAAGTGGCATTTGTCGAGTTTGTAGAGATACCAATCGTTGATGCCGATGTGCTAATTGCTGACCATACAGGAGCTCCTGCACCATTGGATTGCAAGAAGTTACCTGCTGTACCTACCGTAGAAAAAGCGTATGCAGTTCCTGTGCCATAACCCACACCACCTGCTGTTGGTGTTGCTGATGAGTTTGTACCACCATTGGCAATCGGTAATATGCCTGTTACCCCTGTTGTTAAGGGTAAGCCTGTTGAACTTGCTAAACTACCCACCAAGTTTGTGCCTGTTACAGTAGTTGCGTTTAATGATACTAATCCTGCAATAGTACCTGTAATGCCACCTAGTGCTATAGAAGTGCTACCTATTGTTACCGAGTTATTCGTTAAAGCACTATTCGGTATGTTGGTTAAAGACGCACCTGAGCCACTAAATAAGGTTGCAGTAAACTTTCCTGTTGATGGCTGATATTGTAGTTTAGTAGAGGAAGTTTCAACAATATTGGTCGAGCCAGATGTTGCACTATAAAATAAAGGGTAATAAGTCGCAGTATCAGTAGTTTGATCAGAAATTGTTACTGAAGTTGCAACAGTTGACCAAGATGGTGCTGATGTGCCATTACTTAATAAGAATTGCCCAGTAGATCCTGCTGCTAAATAGGCAGTTGAGCCAATAGCATTTTGGTAAACAATCTGCCCAGCACCACCACCACTTAAATTATTAGCAGTATTAGCAGTTCCATTAAGTGTGCCAAAGAATGTAGGAGCAGAAAATACCCCTGTGCCTGGATTCCATGTCAAACTTGGTGAGGCAATGGCTAGACCTGTTACTTGCCCACTTGTTGCACTTGTAAACGTAGGATAAAGCGTTGCATTAACATTTGTGTTAACAATTCCAATCGATTCAGTCGCAGTAATTACAAATGGTTGACCTTGGCCGATAAAGGTATTAAACGTGCCATCAAGGTTAAAGTATGCTTGAACTGGCAGTATATTTTGATCTACTGTTAAAGCCGGGCCGGGCATAAAAACTCCTTAGTTTTGGTCTACCATTGGCATTACATAAAGCGTTGTTCCTGATGTACCAATAGCAGTAATTGCAAAACTTGGTGGAACTGCAATAACTGTTGGCTGACTCATGCTGACACCTAATACAAAACTCTGGCTTGAATTGCCACCAGTCGGTAATACCGCAGGATTAGCAGTTGTGGTTGTGCCTGCGATGGCCGGAGCAATTGTAATTGCTACAGGATTAGCTGAAGTATTCAAGAAACCACAAAAGTTGACTTGATCATTACCATTTGGAGTGATCGTTACTGATGTGGAAGAAGTGCCTGTAACTGCAATCGCAGTTGTAGGTCCTACAAAACGATATGCTGATACGTTAGCCATAATTTAAACCATATTTAGAGGTAAAGGTCCATCAGTTCTTGTTACTGAGAAAACATAAGTTCCCGCAGCAGGTGTAACTGAAGCATTTGTTGTATTAGCGAATTGAACTGTCAAAACGCCATTTGTTAATACATCGCACTCAGCAATAATAATACCTGCTGTTTGATTACCATTTAAACCAACTGCGCTAACTTGGTCAGTAATTTGTAAGCCTGCGATATTAAAATTTTGTGCTGCTGAAGTATAAGACGCTACTGCAACAGGTGTTAAAGATGGTCCAATAAAAGTCGTGGATAAAACATTACCACGAGTGATTGTTGTAGATGGCATGATTATTCCTTTATAAGAAGTAACTTTAATTATAAAACAAGTAATAAAAAACCCCTAATTAAAGGGGTTTTTTATGCTCAATTAAGAGTAAGTGCTGAAATCATAGCCATAAACGTATACGTCCATTGTAGCCGCTGCACCTTGTGCAGTTCCTACGTTGAGGTATAAATTTTGACCTGATAATGTTGCTGTTGATGCAACAGTTCTCTGGCTTACTACTGTTGAGCCTGTTAATGCGGATAAAGCAGCATTAGCAACAACACCAGTCCCACCGGCAGATGGAGCAGTAAATAGACCTGCTGCGGCTGTTGTGAGGGAAGTTGATGCGTTGGTAAATACTACGTTAGAAACAGAGTAGTTAATAGAGTTGATGATAGGCAATACTGCTTGATCACCTGTTGCGTTGACGTTTACACCTGTTGCGACTGCTAACAAACGAATTGCTTGGTTTGATAGTACGCCTTGTGGATGAATCGTTTGTACTGATGCTGGTCCTGGATTAGACATTTTATTTTCTCCTTAAAATTAAGCTGCGATACGGCAAGCGAGTTCAGGATAGAGCGGGGCCCATCCGTACAATACATCTAAACGAGTAGGAATACTGTCGTTGTTAATTGTGTATTGACGAACAATACGCATACTTAAACCGATTTCCTTATCAGAGGCACGACCTGCGAAATGAACACCTTCAGGGAGCTCTAAATCTGCTACTGCGAGCGAAAAAGAATTTCTATGCATGATTATATTCTGTGGAGATACTGCACCAGTTGAATTGAACTGAGTTACCGCAGCAGAAGATGATGGTGAAGGAATCGATACGTTTTGGAACTGGCCAGCAGTAATAACCGCAGGAGATACCACAACAGAAACGCTTGAACCTGAAGCAATCGTAACAGCAGACTTAACCACAAAGTTACGGAGCTTGTTTGAACCATACGCTTGACGATTCTGTGGGTTAACTGCGTAAACACCAGCGATCGTGAATGTATCACCGGCATTTAATACTAAGTTACCAGTATTGGCAGCAGTCAAAGTGATTGTTGAGCTTGATGCCCAGCCACTTGTTAAGAAACCAGTTGCAGTTGTAGTTGCTACAGATGCAGTCACAGTAGTTGTGCTGTTATTACCGAATACTTGAGCCTGAACGTTTTGGTCTAATTTCCAGTTCATCCCCGCGGAATCGCGACCCATAAGTCCTTTGCGATACTGTTCGCCAATTGCTTCTTGAGGTACGAATAAACCTTTTAAAGAATCAACAATCGTTGCAGATGTGAATGGCTCAACGATGCATGATCTGCGACCATCTCTAGGAGCACCTTCAGAATCAAGGTAAGCACCAGCAGTTAGATAAGTAATCAAACCAGTTGGAGGAGTACCAGCAACACCTACAATGTTTGCAGTATTGAGGGTAGCCATTGCCAATCCATCTCTGTCAATTTTGTTTGCAATCGCAGCGACTGCAGGCTTCAAAACTCTATCGCTGAACATATCTAAAGATAATGCTAAGTCGGTCGTTGTAAACTGTGTGTCAACGTGGAACTGCGTTGACAAAGTAATAGGTACAGATGATTCGTTAAAATCTTCTACGTTCAGGGCTGGCCCTGTTGATCCAATAAAGCGTCCAGGTCTCATTCTGTTACTTTCAGTCTTACGACCTACTGACCATTTCTGGCGGTGCAATTTCTTCGAATCGCACTCTAAGGCTTCTTTAGTTATACCTTAGTTCAGACTATCGCATCTACTTTCGTAGGCTTCTCACTTAGTCGTTCAGGCTGCTTTCGCTTGCCCCTTGTTACCCACTTCTGGGACTCCAAGTCAATCAGAGAAACTTTTTCGTCCGCACACCTAGTTCTTTTTACGGACGTTTACTGTGTTACCAATCTTACCACCTCAAATGCAAGATTCACAGTAAAAACTGAGGCAGGCTTTATACCACAGCGAATTGATCGTCATAATTACGATCTACTTCAGAAGTGAATGTTAATTCGTTCTCCAAGACCATCAACGCTTCGTTGGTGATCTTAGAAATGGTTAGCAAGTTATTTGCCATGATATTTCCTTTATAAAATAAATTAAGTTTTTACCTAATCCTTTTAGCTTGTCTCATTGCTTTGTACTGCGAGTAAGTCATCTTATCTGTATCAGTAATAATGGCTTGCTCACTTGTACCAGCTTTGATTGGACTAATCGGGGCAGGTGCTTTGGACTTCTGGGCAACAGATTTAACAGGTTCAGTCTTTTCAAACTTTGCCTCCAATTTACCTATTTCTCTTAAAGCAGAACTTAGACTTGATTTAGATATTTTCTCTGCTAGTTCTTGGTTTTCAGCCAAATGATAAAGAATTCTAGGACCAACATCTGATTCTAAAATTGCATCTCTCACTTGATCGCTTACCACAACATCAGAGGAAGCTACCATATCATCAAAATCAGGCAATTCAGATTTAGTTGCTTCAAGTTTCTTGTTCCAAGTATCAATAACTTTGGCACGTTCCGCTTGTTTCATTTTTTCTACATCTTCTTGCCTTGCTCTCATTACAGCGTTTTCAGCACTCCAATCAGCCAATGCTTCAGCGTATTCAAACGCATCAACAAATTGATCTGGTCTTGGTTTCTCATCTCTGCTCTGCTCTTTTGGTGCAGCCTGAGATTTAATTGCTTTTAACTCTTGCTCTAATTCTTGTGTTCTGATTCTTGCTTGTTCAGCTTCCTGTTTAGCAAGGTCACGTTGCTTTGTGACTTCATCAAAACGCATTTTTACTTTAGGTTTTGGTTCTTCTGTTGCTTTTTCCTCGTTCTCGACAACTGGCTCACTCTGTTCAATTTCAGCAACTGGCTCTGTTTCTACAGCCTCAGTCGGAGAATCTTCAGCTAAACCTAATTTATTTGCGTAAAACTCGGCACTATTTTCACTCGTTAATACATCGGCCATCTTTCGAAGCTCCTCAGTTATTTCCGATTAAACGAATCGGTACGTTTGAATCTTATTACTTTAAATAATTATTGACAATATTAAATTCCACGTTCAACAGCCTCTGCCTCTGCTTCTTTAGCTGATGTTTTATTCATATTTGCTAATAACATTGCTAATTGAGCCTTCATCATCTCAATTTCTTTTTGTGTTTCTGTCTTAACTATGGTGTCATGTGCCATTGTTTCAACACGCATTTGCGTATCGTTTGCCTTCGTTGTTTGACGAATGAGTTCACGCTTCGTCTCAGCTTCTTGCTTAACGCCTTCAATGTCTTGACGTTGTTGAATCATCATTTGAGCTTGTTGTAACTGCTGAGTTAATTGTTGAACTTGTGCTTCACCTTGCTTGAGCTTCATTTGAATTGCAGGTGGTATATCTGACATATCATCAATCTGAGCTAATGGGTTATTAATTGCCATACGATCAGCAATAACATCAGCACCAGGGAAGTCCATATTTCTGACAAGTAAATCACCAGCAACTTGTACAAGTGATGGCTCTGCTTGGAATAATGCCATCATCGCTTCTACTGATTCTTGACGCTTCGAGTTATAGCCTGGTCCTGTATCCATCACAATGTCATATTCACCTACGCTCATGTCGTTCAAAATACGCTCAATGCCAGATTCATCCATCTTGCGTTCATTAATCGTCATAATCTCAGGCTTACCATCATCGCCAATGATTCGCATGGCTCTTTCGGTGTCATAAATATGAGGGATTAAATCAAGGATTACTCTACCGACTTGCCTAATACTACGAGTTAAATTGTCGTAATAGTGCATATTGGTCATGTCAGCTTGCATCTGCTGACCTTGGATTGCTTTACCGGATTGAATGCCTTGCGGTAACTGATTTGGATCGTAAATGCCAATAACTGGCAGTTGACCAATAGTTATACATTCTTTGCGGATCTTTGGCCATGCGAACTAAACCAAAACGCTTATGTTTGCCTTGAACTATGGTGCTTTGACCATATACAGGGATAATTGGAATATATCGACCTGCCCAATCACCTTCCTCAAGCACTTGCATTGCAGTTACTTTGGCCCATTTAATCTTTTTACGGATTGTTGTGCGTTGATTAATGACTTCAACACCTAATTTTTCCATTAACTTTTTATCGACTTCATCAGCGTAAATGCTTGAGCCATCTGATAACTGCATTAACTCAACGGATTCTCTGACTGAATACCAATATTCGGCAATTCTAATTTCTTCTTTTTGTACCCAATCACCCATCACATCGCCAG